ATGGAGGGAAGCGTATCACGGACCACGATCATCTCGCTTGCCGGAACGAACTTGTTGATGTAGGCGATGTTGTAACCTGAGATAACCCCCTCGATCGAATCCTGGTAGAACGACTTGCCCGTGATTACAGGCGTAACCATCCAGTTCGGGATAACCCACAACGACCGGGGTGCGGATTTGGATTTCTCAAACCCGGCAGGTGCGACAGGCATGATATAGCATTGCCCGTGCGCCTTTAAAAAGGTAACGGCAGATGCCATAAACTCCTCGAACGACTGAAAGAAATTAGGCTTTTCAACGACCTTCGAAAGCGGTCCCTTTGATGTGATCTCTTTGCCATTGCCGTCCTCGAACATGAACCGGGCGTTCATCGAATACTCTGCCGTGCGCCCGATAATGGCAGTTACAGGGGCGCATTGAGTGAGTGCAAGCGTTTGCCCTGTGACGGAGGTCAGATCCAGCCGGGTCTTACCAGATTTGATCTGATTGAAAAGTTCAGAGGTCTTTGCGTCCCAGAAGCGTAGCCCGTTAATGGTGGCTACCAGTTTTTTAACTGTGACTTCTTCAATCTTCTTTCGACGTGGGAATAATGCCATTGCGGATTATCTCACCCGCAAAGGTATAGTGCTTTAATGCGATATGTACATGATTTCCGTCATTGCGTGTCCGTTGTTGGACATAATCTGACGATAACCCAGTACCTTCGTAACCGGAAAGCCCGAACACCCGACGGCAACCTTCCGGCCTCTATCATGCGGATAATGGACTTCCCTGACCTGCGCCTCTCCCGGCCATATTGCTCCGGGGTCATAGCCTCAATTTGAATTTTGTTATGCTGCTCTTTGATTTTCACCATTTTTTATATGTAGTTGAACGTGTGTTTATTAGTCTCACTTCTCCACACTACCAGATAACTAAACATATTTAATTTATTACATTTATTTGTTATGTCTCCTGAAATTCGACAGGATAGCGTACCTTGCCGCATCGATCGCATGGTTGTAATCGTCCTCCGGTTCGTTCAATGAGATCCCCCCCACCTCCTTCCATCGGTAATTCTCGAATTCCTTCCGGGTGTCCACGTCACGGACGGCGTGTAACTTGTGTTGCTTCATCAAGTCAATACCGTACTTGATTGATCCGGGGAACTTGTTTACGGCCAGCACCCTTAACCCTTTTGATCGCAGGTCGGAGATCATGCCCGGATCGGCTGAATCGGCCCAGATTGTTTCCGTAACTCCGAGCCTTTGAATAACCGTGTAAAGATCAGAAGCGTTGTCAACAGGGGCATAGAACAGCTTCTCAACCCAAAGGTTTTGACCGTTGCGGCCTACCTTCACGATCGCCGTAGGTGAGTTGGTATAGCCGAAGTCCATCCCGTAAACAACCTGTTCGATGTCCGTTGGGAATGAATCGACCCAAACGACTTCCGGGAATACCAACCCCTGACGTGCGGCACGTTGACCTAATCCGTAGACCTTCCACATGTATTCATCGGCGGTGCCGGCTGCTATGTTCTCCGGCGTTGGCTCGTAGCCTACGATCTTTTTCCGCTCCCATTTTGAGATGTGCGGATTGTCGAGCATGGTAGAATAAACCACCTTCACATCGTCACGCTTGAAAAGACGGTCGTAAATCCAGTGATCGGTTACTTTGGGGTTGTAGTCCATCCACCAAAAGCGTTTACAACGCATCTCTAACTGGTTAAAAATCGCTTCGGATACCTCTAATGATTCGTTGACATAAAAGAAATCATCCCCGGCACCGTGAAACTTTGAAGGCTGATCGGCTCCTATAAAGTTGATGCGTGTAGAGTAAAGTCGAAACGTAGGAACCTCCTTCACGGATTCAAATACGTTATACCTGCGAAGATCCGGCCATTGATCCAGCCGTTGCCGGAAGTCATTATATAGCGTTGTTTTGAAAGAGGCGTACGTTTCTTTAATGACGTTTATCGTTTGGTTGTTGTAGGCAAGTGATAGCCATATGATGAAGTCAACCGATGACCATGTTTTGCCTGACCGGCTGCCTCCTTCGAGAATTGCTCCCCGAAAACCATTATTGTAAGCATTGCCTAACTCAACAAGGTTTTTATTATACTGGTTCATCCGGCTTTTTAAATGGAAATGCGTCTAACATCCTGTCCCTGCTGTCATCGATCACATACTTTTCCGCTTCGTTGTACCCTAACCCCTTTGCAAGTGAATCCAATGCCTTTTGTTTGTCGAACAGCTTAACCTTTACGTATTCGACATCGATTAACCTTTCATCCACAACCATCCGGCGAACCTGTGTGCTGATCTCCTGGATACAATCCTTTTGGTCATCCGTCAATGCGTCAAAGTCCTTCCTTTCTATCCAGGTATTATGTAGATGGGCGATTGAACAAAATGCTAATTTGGCCTGTTCACGGAAAACTTTTTCCTTAGAGATGTTCAAGGTTTCTTCGATGTTAGCCCGTAACCGCTTGATCTCTTCTTGTATGTTAGCTTTTGTTAGCATCCTACTACCTACCTCTTTAGCGGCTTTTTCACTGTACCCTGCCTTTCGCACCGCCTCGCTTGCATTGTACCCGCATATCAGGTATTGCTTGCAGAACATTTTTTCCTTTTCGGTCAGTTTCTTTCTCATAATCAGATTGTTAATTCATGCCCGGTAATGACATAGAATAGGTTTTGTAGTTGATGAACGTATTTAATTTCCAACCTTTGATCCTCAAACCCCCCATCAAGTGAATAATCAAAAAAATACGGGTACTTTGACCCTATTCCGTCCTGAACGATTGCAAATGTCTCACCGTTTACGTCTGGTGCCTTATTGCCCCACTCCACGTAGTCAACTTCACAGTCGAGCGTGCTAAATCCAAAATCACGCAGCCATTTATCTGATAGCGGTATCTTTTCGGCTCGCCAACCATCAGGGAGGGGAAATTTCGATAGGCAATTACTCTCGTTCTACTTCTTCACTGGTTCTGATAAGTCTGTATGCCACCACCGGATAACTTTCAATTTCTTCAGCAACCCTGAAATCTTTACCAATGGTCAAACAGTTATGATTCTGGTCAACACACACAATTTTCTGGTCTTGTTCAAAACCAGATAATCTGCTTTTAGCCTTGTTTATCCACTCTTGTTTAGTGGCGAATTGGCATATTTTCTCTGCCTTAATTGTTACATAATCAACTTCCATAAATGCCTATAATGTGCCGGTAAGCGCAACCCCAGCGGTTAATTATAGCCGGTATGCGCTCCCGGCTGGTTAATACTCATCGTCCCCACCCGGCTCCGATCACCGGGTTACGGATTTGGGGGTTACAGTCTTTTCAGCCTTTCTTTCAGGCACTCATTGTAGGTGTACATAGCCCCGGCCTGAATGATAAGAAGCGACTTTTGAATCGGGTCAATGTCATTGGCCTTCTCGCTGTCGTTGAATGCATTCAGCTTGTTCAGCTTTTCCTCGAGTTGTGCCTGTTCTTCAATCAGACGTGTTTTGAAATCTTCCATTTTTGTTTGTTTTTGAATTATGGCAATATTGCCGAGTTAATTCTTTTACGCGTATCCGTTATTCTTTGAGATCAGCACCCACTTACTTTTTCCTTGTCGCTGATATTCTGCGCCACGCAAAGGGGATTCGAATATTGCCCTCCAATCGCTATCGGGTTCTTTCTTTGCCTGTTTTTCAATGGTTATCATTGTTTTCAGCCGTTCCCATTTGCGATTACAATTATTTTCCATGTAATATAATTCGCCATCTTTTGTAATCATCCACCCGCCCATTGAACTATACAGACGGGTACGCATGGGTAACAATGATTCTGTGTAGCCGCAATTCAAACACCCTGCGGTTCCTCCTTTAATTGCTTTTTCCTTTTTCATAGGTTTTGTTTTTAAAGTCCTGTATCAGCGTCACTCATGCAGATGTCGTGATTTATTGATTGTTTCAGTTGACGTAGTTCATTTTGCAATTCAAAATAATCTGCATCCTGTCGCTTAATCAACTTTTCAAGATTGGCTATCTCTTTGTTTAACTCTCTCTTTTCATTTAACCATTCGTAATTCCTTAAACAACTCAATTCTCTTTTTGCTAAAGCATGACGATGTGCCAGTCTGCGTGTAAAATTCTCCCAATCCGTAAATGTGTTCCTATGCAGCCATTTGGCTGGTTTCTTAATCGTAAATGTGTTGTGGTATAGTGCTTTGGTGGGTGTGTGATAGATCAATCCTGCGTGTGGCGGACATTCATCAGATGAAATCATGCCTTCAGGAACGACAAAGAAGAATTTATTCGTATGCAATTTGCCATCTCGTAACGATTCGTGTTTGTTGTGCTTTTCTGACCAGCTACCTCCGTAACCTTTTTTCATATCATTCTTAAAATCGCTACGGCTTATCTTGATCTCATATTCATAGACATAACCGGAAGTCTTTATGCAGATTACATCGGCTTCATAAGCACCCATGAAGTAATTTGGAAGTACCACGTCAGCCGGTGATGCTTTCGCCCAGTCAAGTAGTTTTATTTTTATTTCGTCAGCTTGTTTCATGTTTATTTATTGTTGCCGTGACCCGTTGGGCCGTTGGGGGATTCGTTGGGAGAGGGTACCGGGATGCAGCAGAAGACAACGTAATTTTTAGATCCTATCGATTTGTAACAACGGAACTCGGGAAGAAATGTGCATACATTCATCTCATCATGTTCATGGTGGTGGCGGCACTTTTTGCACTTACCCCAGGTTCCTGAGTGATTGCAGATTACTTTCATTTTTCCTCCTTTTCTGTTACCGGGATGCAGCGGACAACGATTGCGTACTTTCCGTAACACTCACATAAACCCCTCTTTGTGCATTTCTCATTGCTATTAACATGAACTATGTCGTGTTTCCTGGAATGACAACACTCACGGCACGCATCCCACGTTCCGGCTTTGTTGCAGATTACTTTCATTTCGATCTAATTGTTATGGGTTCCCCCGGTGTGTAACAATGCGTCTTAAATCGGCATTTTCCTGATTTTCCGTTGCATGGTTCGTAGTCCTCGCAATTCTTACCACAAGTAGTATCATCGTTTGCACAAGCTTCATCAATGGCCCGGCACCAGAAGTACCAATTTGATTTATCCGGTATCGCTTCATAAACCTGCATTTCTGATAGCCCTTCGTCATTCATTTCAGATTTAATGTAGCCTATATCATGACAGCGTTATGAATCTATGGTTCGGAAGTATAAGACTTTCATGGCTGAATCCGTTTAAATGAGATAGCCCACACCCAGGGATTAGACTGCCAGGAATCAGGGCCATAGATGGATTGCCATAATGAACCAAACGAAGCCACAGGATCAACCATAGGAAAAGGACTTGATGGGTCTGTATAGCACTTGTAACCATTATATTTAATTCCTTCACCGTTATATTTTATGCGTTCAATTCCTTCTCTGACTGCATCTGTACCCGATATGCTTTGCAACCTCTCCACCTTTACGTCGGTAATTTCGAGAATGATCCGGGCAGCGGTGCGGGGCATATGGATTGAGGGGTGCCATTGATACGGAAAACCACACCTGATGTATTCCTGTCTTATTTCCTCCGAATCGGGTGTCATACTTGCCTTATACGCAAATCTTTGACCGTTAATAATATGGTTTGCGGCGAACATGGCAAATGTTTCCCGCGCCCACAGTCGGTCCCCAGGCATCCCGAATTTTGACGAATTGGCAAAGCCTAACCAACTATCGGGTGGGTGGTTTGACATGATTGCCCCCGGTTTATCAGGTTTGTGATACCAATACCCTGAATCCTTATCAAAGAAAGGTTGCGGTTTTATCGGTCTCCTTGTCATGGTATTACGTCCTTCAAGGATCGCTTGCACCATTGGGGTGCTGAAAATTATCGGTCGTTCTTTCATGGCTACTTATTTTTGAGTTTACTTGAATCCAGTTCCAATATCTTTGCCGGTTGCGCCCTTACCGGGTGCATCTTACCGTCACCACACCTGGCTGAGTCGGGAACACGGAGAAGTTCGTAGTGGTAGCCGGGAATAGGTGGCTGAATCCGATACCCGGCTACGGTGCAGGCCGATAGAAATACAATAAGTACAAGTAGTAGGGCGACAACACACCAAATCCAACGGTCTAAGTAGTTGAATTTGTAAAACGACATTTTTTTCATGGCTTATCTGTTTTATGCCTTGTGGCACGTTAATTATACATCGTTCCAGCTAATAAACACGATTCTGGCCCCATTAACTCGGCTACGGTAAACTCTTCCTTGTCGTCCGGGTCATTGGGATCGTATTCTGTATTCTTTATTTTCATTGTTTCCCATTCTTCTTTCGGGACTTCTCGGATTTCATCCTCGTCATCGAAGTCGGATACATCAAATGAGGTTTCCGAGCAATAAAATTTGATTGCCCCTATTATAGATGGCGCGGCGATCCACTCCTTTTCGACATCATGCCATGTTATTTCAAATACTTTCATTTTTTGATGTTTTTATGCCTTGCGGCGGGTGTGGGACTTCCTTTGTTTGGCTCGTCGTTCTCGTCTCCGAGCCTTACCGTCTTTAATGGGTGCTATTAATTCGACTTTTACCGATGATATTGGCCGCGCTTTGAATGGTATTGGTTCTGATTGGAACTTATACTGCTCCACTTCCTGTTTCTGTATAATATAAACATCATCTCCAAATCGCTCTTCAATAGCTGCAACGACTGCTGGCGTGATGTTACCTGCGCCTATTATCGTTACTTTGGTCACTTATCCCTCCTTGTTTACCCCGTTGCCGGGGGTGAATACTATGGTTAACGGAGCATTAACAATATCAAAACATTTCCGTAGGATCATAATGAGGGCTGTTTTTTGCAAACCTGTCGACATCCTTCATTATTTCCTCGTAGAATTTTTCTGCCTCAATACAGTCAACACATCGACCGTCTCCAATGAGGATTTTGTCTGATTTTTCGCAATTACAATATTCTTTTGAATTTCCGCTTGGATATAATGCTCTATCATGTTTTGGCACGTACGGTATTGATTTTGCTTCCATAGGTCTGTTTTTAAAGTCCCGGATCAGCGTCACTTATGCAGATGTCGCCGTGCCCGGTGGGGCCGTTGGGGGGTTCTGTTACCGGGATGCAGCGGACACCGGATTTGATTGGTTCGGTTAATTTCTTTTGTACGAAGATTATTCCGTTGCATTTAGGGCGTATGTGCATCGTTTTATGGCATTTACCTGGCTTTGATTTATAAAAGCAACCGCTGCATGACTCTTTGTAGCGTTCAGGTTCTACTATCAACTCCACCCCCGTAATCGGGTCGGTGTAGGTATCGCCGGGGTGAATCATTGTCCGTGAATTAAGCGTTCAAGATTGTCATTTGAAATGCTGGCAAGTTGTCTAAGCGAGTCGGCTTTATCTGAAAAGTCTGCATCATTATATGCCATTGATTCATCGCAATGCTTTCTTTGCATATTAGCGGCTTTCATTCCCTCGACGTCGGCCTGTTCAGCCAAAATCATTGCAAGTCTTTTAATGTCGTATTCGTTCATTGGTTGGCCTCCTTCCATTGGTTAAACATATCGTCGATTGTAACGTGGTATCTTCCATCCTCGTTTGTTTCGTACTGTGCTGAAATTCGTATCGCCGCCTCAAACGCCTCCCGCTGCCATGGATCTTTAAGTATGTTTTCAATAAGTATGTTTTCAATTTCATTGAAATCATTGTCTAACAATGTTGCATCATGCTCCTGAAGAAAATGATTAAATAGTTGCTGTTTTTGTTCCGGTGTCATTTTTCATCCTTTGGTTTAAAATCTTCACATTTGCGTTTGTATCCGGCGATAGGATCATGCGGATTGCCGTAACGAGGCATGTAGTGCCTGGGTTTATGGCCTTTTCATTTATATGGTTTATGCCGTTTGTAAACATCCCACCAACAGGCTATTACAGCAAGGACAAGGACGATCAGGATTGCGATAAATCGGTGCATTTTTCGGCGTATTTGAAAAAAACGTGTGCTTTATGATCATTGTCTCCGTAGTCGTGGTTGTACTGATCTTCTAAGGTTTTCCGGTATTTCTCAAGTTCTTCGTGAGTTCCGAATTTAGGGCGCTTAAAGTTGGCAAGTGTCTTCACTACATTGCCTCCGTTGACTATATGAACCCTTATATCCCTGACTTCAATCATTACGTGAATATAAGTTAGTTTCTTGATTTTTGTTTACTCAAACCGTTGAGATATATCATGTTTTGATTGACATTTATCAATCCCGGTAACGGCTGGCAGGATACGTGGAGTGTTGACCGTTCCCGCCAGCCGGCCGGGATCAGGTCATGTTTTGCCCGACGGTCAGCCGCTTTTCCTGTTTGTAATGACTTATCCGCTGGGTGATTACGTCCAATATCCGGTTCGTTTGCCGCAGGATCAGGTCCAGTTGTACGGCTGTGGCTTCGTGGGCCTGTTCGATCTCGTAGTTAGATTCGTTGTCTATTAAGGCTTGCTTGTCAGCGGTTCCGATCTTTAACCCGTTCTTCTGGTGCTGAAGGCTTGACTTTGCCACGCCTACCTGTCGGATGAAATAGGCTCCATTGTACGACTTTTTGTAATCAGCGACGTGCTTTGCCAGGGTGTAGGACCGTATAGCGATCTCGTCCTGAATATCCAGCAGCCCGTCGATGTCGGCACCTTCGCGGGCTTTGTAATACTGGTTTGTCCAGTAATCAATCTCGGTTAGTATTTTAGCGACTGATTTCATACTCCTCTATTGCCTTAAAGATTTGATAAACTACTTGCGGAACCACGCTATTTCCGTAGGCTTTTATGGATTCGTTTCTGTGCCATGTTGCAAAGGCTTTTGCCCTCCTCTCAACTTCCACAGCGACCAATGCAACTTCATGTGACAGGAAGGGCAAAGTGTTGCCAAATTGCTCTCTGAATTGTTTTTCCAGTTTTCGTCCTTGTGGTGAATTTGCAAATGTTCCGTACTTCCGCAATTTTCGCAGTAATTTTTCCGATGTAATCTCGCTGAAGGCAGAAACCCCTTTCTCGTCCTGATTGGTGGGCGAACATAACTGCATGACTTGGAACAATATTCCCGGCTCATGTATCTTGTAAAGTCCTCTAATCTTCTGTTGAACATCCTCCGGTTGAACGGCTTTCCACACTTCTTGCAAATCTTCGTCGGTGTATCTTTCGCTAATCTGCCCATATATTTCAGGTTTTATATTTCTAACCACGATACCTGGAAGCTCATCATTTCCGCAACGAACCGGGGGTTGAGTTGGGAAGTTGTCCCAGGTCCCGCATTCGTTAATCCGTGAATTGCGTGTGCCAGTGTGTCGTGTTGTCTGCCCGGATCGGGTCGGGTGCAACCTCCCTTCGCATCCGATGCTGCGGTCGGTGTGGGCAACATCTGATTCTTTGCATAATTTGTCAGCCCCCATTGTGTTGATTTGTCCGATCTCCTGTCCGAGCAGTCGGGTGTTGGGAGTAATCCGCTTTTCGCTAATTGTTGTATTGATACACCCCATTTCTGTCCATTCCCCGCTACACTTTTGCCGTCCTCGTTCAATGTCCTGTTTAATGGATTCGATACTACGGTAGGCAACAAACCACACCCTGTCCCTTCTGTGCGGAGCGTTGACACCGCAAGCTGGAAGTATAAACGGGATGACTTCGTACCCCGCAGCTTCCAGGTCAGCTTGCACCTCGTCGAATACCATCCCTCCATTCCAACTAATAAGGCCGGAAACGTTCTCGCCCACGACGTAGGCCGGTTGAATTTCCCGTATTGCTCTAAGCATTTCGGGCCACAGGTGGCGTTCATCCTCTTTGCCGAGCCGCTTTCCTGCCATTGAGTAGGGTTGACATGGAAATCCTCCGGTAAGAATGTCAATTGGGCCGACGTTGATCCATTCGGTTTCTTCTGATTCATACCGTAATATTTTTGACTCAATACCGTTTCCAGATTCGGGAACTTGTCCATTGCTCTCGTTTCCGATATTTCGCTTGTCATCACACTCCGCACCGTTGGTAACAATCCCATTCCGTCGAACATAGACATCTCCTCGCTCATCTCTTTTAAATTTTGCTTTGGTTATATCGCCCAACTGGATAGCGTCAGGCCAATAGTGATGTAGTACTCTTTGACCAAACTCATTCCATTCGCAATGGAACACGTTATTCCACCCCATCCACTCCGCTGCAAGGTCGAAGCCCCCGATTCCGCTGAATAGCGAGCCGTGGTTCATTTCACCCACCCTTTCATAATTTCGTCCTTAACGCCTAACTCCCGGCCAACGATGAAAAGTTTTTCCCCGGTTGACCTGGTGAACTTGGCGTAACCGATCACCCGGCTGATCCCCAGGCTGACCGTAGGACATGAACAGCGAAACATCTGGCTTAACTTCGTCTGCGACATCTTACCGATTCGGGTGGCGAATAACCAGATCATCATTCGGGCCTCTGCATGGGTGCGGTACCTGCGACCGTCGAATAATGCGCTTTCGGTTATGCCGTAGGCTTTAGCGACCGATTTTACGATCCGGTCAACAGCGTCTATGCCGGGGATGGAGTAGGGGTTCATTTGATCCGGTATTGTTGATTTCTCTTAACTCGTATGAATGTCAATGCCTGCACCTTCGGGGTCTTTGCTATGTTTGCGTGGACCTGGTTGTGACAGTTCCAGCATAGGATCACCCCGTTATCCGGATGGTCTAGGTCGCAGGTGTAACGATCCTGCAGGTGCTTCTCGATCACATGATGAACGAACCGGGGGTGAAACTTCGTGACCGGCTCGCCGCACTCATAGCACTTATGCGGCGTGGTTCGCCAGACGATCTCATAAAAGTGCCGGTGATTACGGGCGGCCTCCGCTTTTTTCTTTTCCCGGTAAGATTGCTTTAATAGCTTCTCGCCGGTGTAGTCTTTTTTCGGGTCTGGTCTGAAGGTCATGGCTTTTCGTTTAAAAGTTTTTTCACTAATTCGTTGTATTTCGCTGAAAAATAGTTGCCCTCTTCGTCTTTGAAGGTGTAGGTTGTTTCCTCCAATTTCCGGCCCCAGGATGTTCCGCTGATAAGATGATACCTTTTCCCCTTCGCCGTGAACGTGGCCGGGATGGTATAAACTATCGTTCCTCCGATATAGTTAGCGACCAGCTGCATCCTTGAAAGAATTTAACCTGTTCGCATAGTGCTTTTCCCGACTCTTTTCGTAATCGGCAAAAGATCCTTTCAATCCCGGAACTGACGATATACGGGGTAGGTTTGCGTCGGGTATATTTTCCTCCCGGCGAGCCTTGTCATAGGCTTCCATCCGTACGTTTATGTATTGCTGCCACATCTCATTTACTACGCCTAAGTCAATACGGTTGTAAACTTTCCCGTATAACCCCCGGCGTACGCCGTTGCAAAAGCAGATAATGTCCTCGACAGTGAGGCTTTCGTCCTCTAAAATTTCCTCGGCAAAAGCGATTAACTGCTGACCTGTCAGATTTTTGTCGAGGTTAAAGCAGCCGTTAAATGTTACATCCAAATACCCGGTGATGAATTTCAGGATGTCGTAATGACCGA